TTATTTGGTAATTGCATCAAACACCTCACAGCTTTGAATAAAGTAGCAAACAATGGCTTGGCAAAATATTTCTTCTTGCATTGTTACTTTATGTATTCTTTCAGATAGACTTGTAAAGATCTCGATATCGGATTTTTTTGTTTTCTTTAGCTTTTTATATGCTGCCCTTATTTGATGCTGCAAATCTTCATAGTCTATTTCTTGTCTTTTATCAAGATTTTTTAAAATTTCACGAATTGTTACAAAGTAGGTCATTACATAATTATTAACCTGAAAGTACAAGTGAAAATCCTTGGATTTATCTATTTTCTCCACTATTTCTTTTGGATCCATTGTTAGAGCAGAGAAATCTTTTTCTTTAAGTTTTTTTAGTTTTGTAATTACATTTGTTAGTCCCTTTTCTAGTTGTATAGCATCAAGTTCAATCATGCTTTCCATACGATTAGAAAGGGCTTTTTTTATTTTAACTAGTTCTCTAGTCATTTTTGTGCCGGTGTCCATTTGATAGGTAGCAAAGCAAGTAGGACATAGTGCAACTGTGTTGTCTATAGTTGATTGTTTACTTTTATTTATTTTACTTACTTCATAGACATCATTAATTTTTGAAGAGTCTGAAACGAATAGCAGCCTACCACACATTGGACAATGGCTATTACATTCTTGAAGCAAGTATTTTCCGTATTTTGTCTTCAAATCTAGTGATGATTGTATTTGCTTTTGTTGTTCAAGAATATCTGGAGAAGTTAATCCTGCCGTAGTTCTAATAATATTTACAAATATATCTGCTAGTAGTTCTGCAACATTTTCCCTTGTAGCAGCCGCATTATATGGGTGTAAATCGTCCGCCAACAGTTCTAGAGTTGCCTCTGGTCTTGTATGTAAACTATCAATGAAATTATCAGGGGTAAGTCTGTATACAATTGCTTTACAAGTAGTTTTGTTAATACCTCTTTTAGCAAAATTTTCATATGTCTTTAAACTGACCCTGTTTGAAGGGTCTTTTTTTAATCCCCATTCATTTTCCGGTACGGATGTAATCATCGCAATTAAGTCACGAACAAATTCTCCGGAGGTTAATGTATCGCTGATTCTATTAAAAAGCAGTGAATAAAAATTTTTAAACTCCATATATTGTAACCACCTCCTTTTTATTTTGAACCTCTTTGAACTACTTTGAACCTAACAAGAACCAGTTCAAAGTAGCGATTTTGTAAAATGTAATCATCAAAGAAAAACTGTGTTATTTACACATATTATATCACGCGAATATATCTTTGGTCAAACCTACCGTTCGCAAAAAGGATGGATGGTTTGCTTTAAGAAGTGTTATCACTTCAAGAAAAAATTCATGTTTGTTGACCTACTAGCTATGGGTTTATTCGGAACAAGCATGGAAAAACTAAATAGTTCAGCTCACTAACCGAATAAGGCGAGCTGCAAGTAATGAATGAAGGAAACTTCAGAAAAGCTTGTGGTCTTTTTATTGTGCCTTATTTTAGCTGATTTCTAGAAATTCCTTCATTCCAAGAAAACGGAGGGATTTCAAATGAAAATTCGTAAAACAAGACAAGATGAGCGTGGAGTATATAAATACTCATATCAAGTAAGAACGGAAAATGGTGGGTACACAACAGAAACTGTAGTACTTAGACCAGGAGAGGATGGTGTAACTGAGATGGACATTAAAAGACTCCATGCACTGGATGATAGTGAGGTTTATTACAATTGTAAGAATCTTAGACCGGAAAGAAGTGATGAAGAAAAAGAAAGAATTAAGGCATTCAAAAAAGAGTATGTTCAAAAATTCAAACTTCAACATGGTTATGAACCAAATAAGGACGCTATCAAAGATGCTGTCAGCGAGGCTTTTCCATCAAATTATAATCTATCTTTAGATTTTGCTTTTGAAAATGAGATTGATGAAGACAAGGCCAGCGTTACTGCAGCAACAGCAGTTCCATTTGATGACAAGTTTGAATGGTCAGAGGAGATGGAAGATATAAGGGAACTTCTATCAGATAAACAGCGGGAGGTTCTTGATCTTAAGTTTATTGACGGATACACACAAAAGGAAATTGCAGATATGCTTGGCGTAACCAAGATGGCAATAACAAAGAGACTGGCATCTGCGTATGATGTAATCAGAAAAAACATGAAAATATAAAAAATTTTTAGGCAGGGTTTACTACCTTGCCTTTTTATTTGCCTGTGATTTGTAAGGGAGAATACGAGCCCTACAGAAAGGAGGCAAAGCTATGAAACACAAAGTCGTAATTAATGTAACAAAGGAAGATGGAAAAAAGACACCTGTGCTTAAAGGTGCAATCAGAAAACTTCCATCAAAAATTATTAAGTGGCTGTTTGGAGATTATACACAGGTCTATCTTCTTAAGCCCGGAGAAACCGTTGAATCTGTAGATGTCAAAGAAGTATTAAAAGGAGAAATGTAATCATGAAAAAAGAAGTAATTAAAAACATCATCACAGACTTAGAATCGCTCGTCAAAAATCTAAAGGAGCTGATAAAAGATGAAAAGGAAGAAAAAACACCTAAGTCAAAAGAGTTAAAACTGGAAGACTTAAGGGCAGTGCTTGCTACCTTAAGTCAGCATGGGAAAACAGCAGAGGTTAAAGAGCTGATTGTTAAGTTTGGCGGAACGAAGTTATCTGATGTACCAACGGAAAACTACAGTCAGCTACTAAAGGAAGCGGAGGAAATCAAAATTGACTAGACAGAAGGTGAATTGTACCAAAGGTGCAAGAGAGGCTGGCCTGGGCCACGCAATTTTATCCCCATCAAGTTCTCATAGGTGGCTGAACTGTACACCAAGTGCAGTGCTTGAACTAGAGTTTGAAAATACCAGTTCAGCAGCAGCAGAAGAAGGAACGGCAGCACATGCCTTTTGTGAACACAAACTAAAAAAGGCATTGAAGATGCGAAGTAAACGACCTGTATCTGATTATGACTCAGACGAAATGCAGGAATGTACTGATGCCTATGTGGATTTTGTTTTGGAGCAATATGAATTAGCCAAGCAGAAGTGTAAGGATCCGGCTATTTTGATTGAACAGAAAGTGGATTTTTCAGAGTATGTTCCAGATGGATTTGGAACTGCAGATTGCTTGATCGTTTCAGATGATAGGCTTTCCATCATCGACTTTAAATACGGACAGGGAGTTCTTGTGGATGCCTATGAGAATTCACAAATGAAATGCTATGCACTTGGAGCACTAGCAATTTATGAAAGTCTATATGACATAAAAGAAGTCAGTATGTCAATCTTTCAGCCACGAAGAGAGAATGTTTCTACTTGGACGATTTCTGCAAGCGAACTAAAGAAGTGGGCAGAGGAAGTTCTAAAACCTAGGGCAGATTTGGCTATAAAAGGCGAGGGAGAATATTGCTCAGGTGATTGGTGCAAATTTTGTAAGGCTGCAGTTAGGTGTAGAGCAAGGGCGGAAGAAAAGTTAAAACTTGCAAAAGATGAGTTTAAACTACCCCCACTATTAACAGATGCCGAAGTAGAAGAAATCCTAGTGGTTATTCCGGATTTGACTTCATGGGCAAATAGCATCTTAGCATATGCAACAGATATGGCGGTCAATCATGGTAAAGAGTGGGATGGCTTTAAGGTTGTAGAGGGTAGGTCGGTAAGAAAGTATAAGGATGAGGATTCTGTAATCGAAAAAGCAAAAGAAAACGGATATACAGATATCTTTAAAACCAGTCTTATTACACTTACTGAAATGCAAAAGCTGATGGGAAAGAAGAAATTTGAGGATATTCTAGGTGACCTCATAATTAAACCACCTGGAAAGTTGACGCTTGTACCAAACACAGATAAGCGTCAGAAAGTAAATGTATCAAATGTTAAAAACGAATTTAATGAAATAACGGAGGAAAATTAAAATGGCAAATATTAGTAGAACAAAGGTAATCACAGGAAAAGACACAAGACTTTCATATTTTAACGGCTGGGAGCCAAAATCAATCAATGGAGGGCCTGAGAAGTATAGTGTATCTCTTCTTATTCCAAAGGATGATAAAGAAACAATTACGGCAATTGAAAAGGCAATTGATGCTGCAATCGAAGAAGGAATCGGTAAGTTTGGAGGGAAGAAACCAAACAAGGCTGCTATTAAACTGCCTCTTCGTGATGGAGATATTGAGCGTGATGATGAGGCCTATAAGGGTCATTATTTCATCAACGCAAATAGCGTAACAGCACCTCAAATTGTAGATAAAGCTGTAAAGCCTATCCTTGATAGAAGTGAAGTATATTCAGGTTGTTATGCTCGTGTATCAATCAGCTTTTATGCCTTTAACTCAAATGGAAATAAAGGTATTGCCTGCGGACTTGGAAATATTCAAAAGATTAGAGATGGTGAGCCACTTGGTGGAAGAAGTAATGCTGCTGATGATTTCACAAGCCTAGAAGATGATGACTTCTTGGCATAGGAGCTCTGTACTCATTACCTGTTTTCAGGATATGGAAGGACATTAGAAACAAATAATGAAAGAATAACAGAAATCGGGTGGTGGGGGCAACCTTGCCACCTGTTTGTTTAAGGAGGAGTAATGAACGAAATATGGAAAGATATTCCTGGATATGAGGGGAAATATCAAGCAAGTAGCGAGGGGCGGATACGTAGCTTAACAAGAAAAGTAAGGGGAATTTGTCATTTTACAGGGCGTGAGTTTCAGAGAACAGTTCAAGGCAGAATTTTGAAACCAGGTAAATACTGCAAAGCAGGACATGTTTCTGTTGTTCTTGGACATGGAACGAATGGAATCCCCGTACATCAACTAATAGCACGTACTTTTTTAGGAGAATGCCCTTTAGGAAATGAGGTTCTACACAATAACGGTCATTCAAAGGATAACAGAGTTGAAAATCTTCGTTACGGTACAAGAAGTGAAAATATATTAGATGTTTATAACGACGGTGGACGATGGAGAAAACTTTCTATAAAGGATGTATACGACATTCGATTTAGATTCTTATGTGGTTATCGTGGCTATGAAATAGCTGAATTATATGGGGTATCACAAACCACCGTTAGTAATATCAAAACAAGGAGGATATATGGATGGCTGGAATAAAGACACTATCACTGGACTTGGAGACCTTTTCTTCTGTTAATTTGAAAAAGTCGGGAGTATATAAATATGCCGAATCCGATGATTTTGAAATACTCTTATTTGCTTACAGCGTTGATGGTAGTGATGTTAAAGTAATAGATTTAGCAAAAGGAGAGGAAATTCCTTCTGAAATATTGGACGCACTCACTGATGAGAAAATAAGTAAATGGGCATTTAATGCACAATTTGAGAGAGTTTGTTTATCAAGATATTTAAGGGATAAAGGTATCAGTCTAGATCCTTTTTATGATAATCATAAGCTTAGTACATCAAAGGCTATGTTTTTAAATCCGACTTCTTGGAAATGTACCATGATTTGGTCTGCAACACTTGGACTTCCATTATCTCTTGAAGGAGTGGGTGCTGTGCTAGGACTTGATAAGCAGAAATTAAGCGAAGGTAAAAACCTAATCAAGTATTTTTGTGTACCCTGCACTCCGACAAAAACTAACGGAGGAAGAACAAGGAATCTGTACTTTCATGATGAAGAAAAATGGGAACAATTCAAATCATATAACAAGCGTGATGTGGAAGTGGAGATGGGAATTCAAGAGAAATTATCGAGATTTCCTGTGTCAAGAGACACTTGGGATGAGTTTTATCTAGACCAGGAAATCAACGATAGAGGCATTGCTATTGATCCTGTACTTGTTGAATCAGCAATCAAATTAGATACTGGTGTAAAGGCTAGTCTTATGCAAAAGCTAACAGAAATTACCGGACTTGAAAATCCTAACTCAGTTCTTCAGATGAGAACTTGGCTATCTGAACATGGACTTGAAATGGAGTCTTTAGGCAAAAAGGAAGTAGCAAAAGAAATAAAGACGGCATCTAAAGAACTGGTAGAAGTCCTTACTTTAAGACAGCAGTTATCAAAGTCATCTGTAAAAAAATATACAGCTATGAAAAATGCTGCCTGCACAGATAATAGGGAAAGAGGAATGTTTCGATATTATGGTGCAAATAGAACTGGAAGATTTGCAGGAAGACTTGTTCAGTTACAAAACCTGCCACAAAACCATCTGCCAGATTTAGCTGATGCTAGAGCACTTGTAAAATTAGGAAATGTAGATGCGATTGAAATATTATATGAAGATATCCCAGATACCTTATCACAGCTTATTAGAACGGCCTTTGTACCTCAAAACAATAACAAATTCATTGTAGCTGATTTTTCAGCCATTGAAGCGAGAGTCCTTGCATGGCTTGCAGGCGAAAAATGGAGAATGAAAGTCTTTGAAGAAGGTAAAGATATCTACTGTTCATCAGCAAGTCAGATGTTTGGAGTTCCTGTTGAAAAGCATGGTATAAATAGTGAACTTCGCCAAAAGGGTAAAATCGCAGAACTGGCACTTGGCTATGGGGGTTCGGTAGGTGCATTAAAAGCTATGGGAGCACTTGATATGGGACTTACTGAAGAAGAACTTCAGCCACTGGTTGACGCTTGGAGAAACTCAAATCCTATGATTACTAGCCTTTGGTGGGATGTTGATAGAGCGGTCAAAACTTGTATAAAGCAAAGAATAGAAACTAAAACTCATGGCATAAAATTCTCATGGAAAAGTGGATTTTTATTTATAGAACTTCCTTCAGGAAGAAAACTTGCCTATGTAAAACCTAGAATTGGTGAGAATAAGTTCGGTGGTGAGTCAGTTACTTATGAAGGTGTCGGTAATGCTAAAAAGTGGGAAAGGCTGGAAAGTTATGGTCCTAAATTTGTAGAAAACATTATTCAAGGGACTGCGAGAGATATTTTGCTTTTTGCTATGAAGACATTAAGAAACTGCCAGATAGTAGCTCATATTCACGATGAAATAATTATAGAGGCAGATAAAAGAATGAGCCTTGATGCAGTATGTGAGCAAATGGGAAGAACGCCACCTTGGGCGAAGGGATTACTTCTTCGTGCAGATGGTTACGAATGCGAATTTTATAAAAAAGATTAGAAAAATTTTGAGCGGGGTTTACTATCCGCTCTTTTTCTTTGCCTGTGATTTAGAAGGTAATAGTGCCTTCAAAAAAATTACAGGAGGTCAAATAGATGACTATTGAAGAAAAAATCACCGACTTGGAAACAATGGATAAGGTAAGAGACCAGCAAATAAAAGAGCTCCAAGTGGCAGTAGAAGAATTAAGCGGATGTTTGAATGGAGGTGTTAATCATGAAAGCAATGATTCCAATGAATGATTATGGCATTATGGCTGACAAGCATAACACCGCCAGAGTAGACAGCAGATTTGTTGCACAGTTCTTTGAAAAAAGACATTCAAATGTAATTCGTGATATTCAGTCAATCACTGAACCCAAATCTGGGCTGAGTGAAGAATTTACTGAGCTCAATTTTGAGTTGAGTAGCTATAAGGATTCTACAGGTAGAAAACTACCATGCTATCTGTTAACAAGAGACGGTTTTACCATTTTGGCAATGGGTTATACCGGGCCAAAGGCTATGAAGTTTAAAGAACTATATATCAAAAAGTTTAATGAGATGGAAGATTTCATAACAACGCTTATTTCAGCAAGAGAGATGTTTCCTATCTTAACTGAAAATATCAGTTTAATTCATGACCATCCAAAGGCGTATCACTATAGTAACGAATGCGACATGATAAATCGACTTGTTCTTGGGATGTCAGCAAAACAGTTCAGGGAATTGTATGGAATCGATAAAGGCCAAAGTATTCGTCCGTATCTATCTTCCAGTCAAATGTATCTAATAGATAGATTGCAAAAAATTGATGCAGGTCTTTTGATTTCTACTCCAGATTATCAAGCAAGAAAAATACAACTTGAATGGTATTTAGGAAAGATTGGAAGGGAGGCAGATTATGAGTAAGACATATAAGAAACACCTTGAAAATCCAAACTTCAGACCACTTGCATATATCTGCTCTCCATATAGTGGTGATAAAGATTTAAACATTAAGAAAGCCATTCATTATGCGGAACTTGCCTATAAGAATGGTGCAATTCCTGTAACTCCACATCTCTTGTTTCCTTTTATGGATGATAGAGATTTAGAACAAAGAAAAGATGCACTTTTTATGGATGTCATACTTCTTGGTAAATGCCAAGAGGTGTGGGTCTTTGGTACTGAAATCACTGAAGGCATGAAGCGAGAAATTGAAATCGCTGAAAAAAGAAAACAAGTGATTAAGTATTTTACAAGTGAGGGTTTGGAGGTTAAGACAAATGCTAAATTTTAATTGTTATGATGCTACTTGCATCGGAAATAAGAATAACTGCCTTTATCCTAATGTGGTCACAGTATCTGATAGGGATAGCTTTATAAAAGCTATCTCTTTTGACCATGTTACAGCAGAGTTTCAAGGCAGTTATAGAAGTAAAGATAAGTTCATAACTTCTAATTGCATACCTATGGACTGTGATAATGACCACTCAGATGATGAAAAAGACTGGGTGACACCTTTTGATGTGGCATTAGCCTTTCCAGGAGTATGCTTTTTTGCATCGTATAGCAGAAACCATATGAAGGTAAAGGGGAATAAGTCAGCAAGACCAAGGTTTCATATATATTTCCCAATTGAAGAAATAAAGGATGCTGGAGAATACGCTGATTATAAAGTGCAAATTCAAGCTAAATTTCCATACTTTGATGATAATGCCTTAGATGCCGCAAGGTTTATTTATGGAACACAAAATCCGGAAGTAGAACTTTATGAAGGGGATTTAACAGTTACTGACTATTTAGGAAGAAGAAAATTTGAAGATCTACCTATATTAGGTAGCCAAATACAAGAAGGAAGTCGCAATTCTACATTAAGCCATTTTGCAGGAATTATCTTAAAACGATACGGGAAAAGCGAAAAGGCAAAAAAAGCATTTTTAGAGGAATCTGAAAAGTGTAACCCTCCTTTGGATAGGGAAGAACTTTCACTCATTTGGAAGAGTGCAATCAGCTTTTATGAAAATATATCTAAACAAAAAGGATATATACCTCCAGACGAATATAAAAAAGTTTCTTGGGATGAGCCATTACCGTTTACGGGAGAAAAGATGCCAAATTTTCCTATTGAAGCCCTTCCTAAGGCTTTACGAAACTATGCAATTGCTGTAGGAAAATCAACACAGACTCCTGTGGATATGGCAGCAGTTGGAGTTCTTGCTACTGTATCAGCTTGTATGAAAAATTTATATAAAGTTGAGGGAAAAGCGGATTGGCATGAACCAACTAATATTTACAGCGTAATTATAGCAGAGCCTTCGGAAAGAAAGTCTGCAGTTATTTCGCTTGTCATAAAACCTGTGGATGAATATATCAAAAAATATAACCAAATTCATAAAGTGGAATTTGAAATGTCTAAAGTCATCAAACAGAGACTAGAAAACAAGAAAAACAGTCTTCTGAGCCAAAGTAAGAAAAAGGGAGAGGACAAAACTTCTAGTGAATTTAATGATGAAATCAGAAGTGTGGTAGAAGAACTTGTAAATTTTACAGAAAGTAAGCCTTTAAAGGTTTATGTGGATGATACGACTACTGAAAAACTCACAGAAAGTTTGGCAGAAAATAATAATGCTATTTCTATTATTTCATCTGAAGGTGGAATTTTTGATGTCATATCAGGCACTTATTCCAGCAAGGTAAATATTGATGTTTTTCTTAAAGCCTACTCCGGAGAAAACATATCCGTAGATAGAATTATGAGAAATTCTATCTATGTTGAAAATGCGTGTCTTAGCATTCTCTTGTCTGTTCAACCTGTAGTGATTGGTGAGCTAATGAGAAATAAGAAGTTTCGTCATAGAGGGCTAACCGCAAGATTTCTATACACTACACCACAATCTTTTGTTGGAAAAAGGACCTTAGAATCAGAATGCATTTCCAAAGATGTATATAGGGAATATAAGGAGTTAATCGATAATATTCTGATGGAAGAAAAGACGGGAAATACACAAATTATAAAGCTGAGTGAAAAGGCAAAGGAACTCTTAAAAGAGTATTTTGACTTGGTGGAACAAAAGCTTGTAGGTGAATTTACTATGTACAGCGATTGGCTCGGAAAACTAGTGGGAAATACGCTTCGCATTGCAGGGATACTTGCAAGAAGTAGTGTGATAAAAAAAGATGTGGGAGATGCTCTTTTAGAAGAAGATTCACCGATTGTAATTGATGAAGAAGTTTTTTCTAATGCTGTTAAAATTGGAAAATATTTTTTAGTCCATGCAGTTAATGCCTATGGAGATATGGGAGTTCGTTCAGACTTTAAGGCTGCTCTTATGGTTCTTGAAAAATTAAAAGAAAAAGAACTTGTAAACATTACAAGAAGGGAAGTCATGAGACTTTGCAGGTGGGTTGGAAGTGCAGAAGAGGCACAAAGCATACTGGACAATCTTGAAGACTATGGATATATCCGTCTTTCAGAAATAGATCCGGCAGAAAAAATGAGAAATGGAAGACCTAAGAATGTGGTGTATTCCATCAATCCGAGTGTTTTATCGGAGTAAAAGACTTTTTTGTCACACATATAAGGGTTTTGTCACGCTGTTCCCACGTCCCATACACAGTTCTATATGTAGCAATACTTTATATATAAATAAATTAATTTAAAAAAGCTATCTATATAGCGACAGCGTGACAAAATAGGACAAAACTATTTTTAACAATTTGATGAAAGGAATAGAAATACGATGATTACAATAAATGAAAGAAAAATTGAAGTTTATGAAAATGCAGGAGCGTATATGAGACTCCTTAAGACAGTAGGGACAAAAGCGGTAGTTGCAATTAGTCCTGTACTTCATGCCAAGGATACAGGTAGGTTATTAAAGGCATTAAATACTATTGATGAAATCTGTTCAAAGGCTGATAGTAATATGTTTTCTGACTATCCTAATCTTGGAAATAAATATGTTGATGTGTTTTACGGCAATTTAGCTAGTGAGACAAGAAATGATATTGATGAAAAAATAAAGGCTATGGCAAAGGAGAGAGCAGATGAGCTGTTTAAGAGAAAGTGATATTGAAAAATGCTTAGTTCGTAAGATTAAAGAAAAAGGTGGTTTTGCAATAAAGTTTGTAAGTCCTAGTCTATCTGGTATTCCAGATCGTTTACTTCTTCTCCCGGAAGGGAAGTTTGCTTTTGTAGAACTTAAGGCAAAAGGTAAAAAACCAAGACCTCTTCAGCTAAAAAGAATGGCTGATTTTAGGAAGTTAGGTTTTAAATGTTTTGTGATTGATGATAAAGAGCAAATCGGAGGTGTTATTGATGAAATACTCTCCTCATGATTATCAAAGGTATGCAACGAACTTTATCATAAATAGTCCAATATCAGCAGTTCTATTGGAAATGGGTCTTGGAAAAAGTGTCATAAGCCTTAGTGCAATAAATGAACTTATGCTTGATTACTTTGATGTATCAAGGACTCTTGTTATCGCACCATTAAGAGTTGCGATTTCTACATGGCCAGAGGAGATTAAAAAATGGGAACATCTAAAATATCTTAGCTATTCTGTAGTAACAGGAAGTGAAAAAGAAAGGCTTGATGCATTAAAGAAACCCGCACACATTTACATTATTAACCGTGAAAATGTAGATTGGCTTATTACAAAAAGTGGCTTTAAGTGGTTTTTTGATATGGTGGTAATTGATGAACTATCATCTTTCAAAAGTTATCAGGCAAAAAGGTTCAAATCACTTCTTAAAGCAAGACCAAAGGTAAAGAGAATCGTAGGACTTACAGGAACTCCATCAAGTAACGGTCTTATGGATTTGTGGGCAGAGTTTAGACTCCTAGATATGGGAGAAAGGCTTGGAAGATATATCACTCACTACAGACAAAACTTCTTTGTACCAGATAAAAGAAATCAGCAGATGATATTTTCATATAAACCTAAAGATGGAGCAGAGAAAATGATATATAGCCTTATATCAGATATTACGATTTCTATGAAATCAAAAGACTTTCTGAAAATGCCAGAATGCATTATGAATGAGGTGGTGGTTTCATTATCGGAAAAGGAACAAAAATTATATGATTCCTTAAAAAAGGATATGGTGCTATCCGTTGAAGATGAAGAAATCGATGCTATAAATGCTGCAGCCCTATCTAGTAAACTTCTTCAAATGGCAAACGGTGCTGTGTATAACGATAAAAAGGAAAGCATCGTAATTCATGATAGAAAACTCGATGCACTTGAAGATTTAATTGAAGGTGCTAATGGTAAACCTGTTCTTGTAGCATACTGGTTTAAACATGATCTAACTAGAATAAAAGAAAGGTTTGATGTTAGAGAGATTAAGACAGGTAAGGATATAACGGACTGGAATGAAGGGAAAATTCCTATTGCAGTCATTCATCCTGCAAGTGCTGGTCATGGACTTAACTTGCAATTAGGTGGATCAACACTTATATGGTTTTCACTTACTTGGAGTTTAGAACTTTATCAGCAAACCAATGCAAGGCTTTATAGACAAGGACAAAAAGACACAGTAGTTATTCATCACATTGTTTCTGAAGGTACTATTGACGAAGATGTGATGAAAGCACTAAAGGCAAAAGAGAAAATGCAAGATGCACTGATTGATTCAGTTAAAGCAAGATTAAAGTAACGAGGAAAAGAGGTTCTATGGAGAACTTACCTCAAGTTGGAGGTAAGAATGGAAATAAAAGAATATTTAAAGCAAGCATATCTGCTTGATAAAAGAATACAGCATTACCTAGAAGATATAAAAAGACTTAGGTTAATGGCAACAAGTGTATCCTCTCCAAGATATGATATAGACAGAGTTCAAACTAGCAAAAATACTGAAGCACCTTTTGTGAAAAGTTTAAATAAAATAATGGACTTAGAGGCAAAGATAAATGAGAAACTTATATTGTTTATCAGGCTTAAAGAGCAAATTCTTGACATGATTTCAAAACTTGAAAGTGTGGATGAACAACTGCTACTTACCTATCGTTATTTAAACAATATGACATGGGATGAAATAGCAAAGGAACTTCATGCTTCAAGAGCTACAGTTTTAAGGTGGCATGGGAATGCACTAGTTAAGTTAAAAATGCCTGAAAATCCTATAGATATAAAAAGTTGATACAAAATGAGACGCTTTGAGACACTTTGAGACTAAATAATACTGTTTGACTATCTTTTAATAGTTTTGCCTTTGTGGTATGATATACTTAGCAAAAATTATAAGAATACAAGCCTTGAGAGAGAAATCTTTCAGGGCTTTTCTTATGCCCAAAAGGAGGTGGAAGACTTGCCAAGAAAACCAAAGCGTCCATGTTCTTACTCTGGATGTCCTAACTTAACTGATGGCAGGTTTTGTGAAAAGCATCAAAGGGAAGAGAACCAACGCTACGAGAAGTACGACAGGAATCCTGCTGTACGCCGTAGGTACGGACGAGTGTGGAAAAGAGTAAGAGATGCTTATGTTAAAGAGCATCCATTTTGTGAGGAGTGCTTTAAGAAGAAAATTTTAGTTCCTGTAGAAGAAGTGCATCACATCAAACCTCTTTCTGAAGGTGGAAATCATAATAAAAGCAATTTGATATCTTTATGCAAATCGTGTCATGCGAGAATTCATGCCCAAAGAGGAGACCGTTGGAATAAAAAGTAAATGGGTAGGGGCGGTCATTATCTCTACGAACCTAGCCACCGTGGAACGGGCGTGGGGTCTCATGCACAAAAACACAGGTTCAAAGGGGGTATTAAAGAAAACTAAAAAATATGAATGGAAAGGAAGTGATGAATGTGGCCAAAGACGGAACATATAGAGGTGGGAGAAGAGTAAAAGCAGGAGATAAACCAAGACCGATAGCTGAAAAAATACAAAATGGAGAAAAGGTAAAACTGCTTGCAAATGATATACCGGATATGTACTATGCAGAACTTGATTCTGTAGATTTACCTGATGGTGTAGAACTTGATGGAATAGATATGCCAAAACCTGGTGAGTACCTATCTGCAAAACAAAAGGACGGTATTCCACTAGGCGCAGATGAAATATATAAAGAAACATGGCTGTGGCTAAAGGAGAGAAAATGCGAAAAGTTAGTAAATAAAAGATTGCTTGAGTCATATTCACAGGCCTTTGCCAGATATATTCAATGCGAGGATGCTATTAGTAGATATGGAATGCTTGGAAAGCATCCAACAACAGGTGGAGTAATTGCTTCGCCATTTATTCAGATGTCATCACAGTTTCAAAAAACAGCAAATCTTATTTGGTATGAGATATACGACATCGTCAAACAGAACTGTACAGAAATTTATGAAGAAGATAGCGATGACCTTATGGAGCAGCTATTAAGAAGAAGGAGATAAGAAAAATGATAGAAAAAGTAAATCCAAAACACCCAGATAAAATTGCAGATAGAATAGCAGGTGCTATAGTTGATATCGCATATAAAAATTGTGATAATCCTAAAGTTGCCGTAGAAGTCTTAATCGGTCATGGTGTGTGCCATGTGATTATAGAAAGCACGGTGAATTTTAAGTATAAGGAAATTAAAGAGGCAATAGCTCGTATTGCTGGAAAGGTTAAAAAAGATATTGTCATTGCAAGACAAGATAAACACCTATCTAAAAACCAAGAAGAAACTATCCGATGTGGTGATAATGGTATCTTTAAAGGTATGCCATTAACAGATGAAGATAAGGCTTTAAGTAAAATTGCAAGAGAAATCTATGGAACTTATCCCTATGATGGAAAATATATCCTTGATGATAAGAAGCTAATCATCTGCCAAAGCCATGCGAATAATGAAGAATTAAAAGGTAAATATCAGTCTGCTATTATTAATCCTCTAGGCTTTTGGACTGGTGGAACTGATGTAGATACAGGAGCAACAAACCGTAAACTTGGATCGGACATGGCTGATTCAGTTACAGGCGGCGGTCTTCATGGTAAAGACTTATCCAAAGCAGATATATCAGTAAATATCTACGCTTTTCTTAAAGCACAGGTGGAACAAAGACCGATTGAACTTAGCTGTGCCATTGGTGATGAAGTAGTTGATGGTAAGCCGTATAGCGAAATCGTGAATATCGCAAGAAAGTATATAGACTCTATTGGTGGATTTGAAAAGTTCGCTGAATGGGGTCTTTTTTAATGGGGTGAGCTTATGAAAACAAAAATGGAAATGGTGGAAATTAGTAAACTAGTCCCTTATGTGAATAATGCAAGAACTCACTCCCCAGAGCAGATTATGAAACTTAGATCCTCTTTACGAGAATTTGGTTTTATCAATCCGGTCATCATCGATTCAAAGTTTAATATCATCGCAGGTCACGGAAGAGTTATGGCAGCTAAGGAAGAAAAGATGGAAGAAGTGCCATGTGTACTTGTAGACTATCTATCTGAGGCACAGAAGAAAGCATATATCATAGCTGACAACAAAATGGCACTGGATGCTGGCTGGGATGAGGAACTACTCCGAATTGAGATTGAAGAATTAGAAGGAATGGATTTTGATTTAGCTCTAACGGGCTTTGATGGAGCAGAACTTGATGAGTTATTTGGAAATTCTGAAAAGGAAACGGTGGAAGATGATAAATTTGACTTGACATCAGCACTTGAAAAAGCTGCCTTTGTAGAAAAAGGCGATATCTGGAATGTTGGCAAACACAGTCTGATGTGTGGTGATGCAACAAGTAAGGAAGATGTAGATACTTTGATGGGTGGTAAAAAAGCCAATCTCATTATTACCGATCCCCCTTATGGGGTCTCATTTAAAAGTGCCAGTGGACTTACGATAAAAAACGATTCGATGAAAGAGGAAGAGTTTTATAATTTCCTTCTTCTATCCTTTCAAAATATGGCAGAGCATTTGGAAAGTGGTGGAGCAGCCTATATATTTCACGCTGATACGGAAGGACTTAATTTTAGAAAAGCCTTTATTGATGCAGGATTTCATCTTGCAGGCTGTTGTATATGGGTAAAGAACTCACTTGTTCTTGGTAGAAGTGATTATCAGTGGCAACATGAACCTGTGCTTTATGGCTTTCTTAAAAATGGTAGGCATTCATGGTATTCCGATAGAAAACAAACAACTATTTGGAACTTTGATAAACCAAAGAGAAATGAAAATCATCCGACATCAAAGCCACTAGATTTACTTTCCTATCCGATTCAAAACTCAAGTCAAGAAAATGCCATCGTCATTGATACCTTTGGAGGTAGTGGTTCAACCTTAATTGCTTGTGAAAAGACAAATCGAATCTGTCATACGATGGAACTTGATGAAAAGTATGCATCAGTTATTTTAAGACGATATGTGGAAGATACCGGGGATAATGAAAATGTCTATGTGATTCGTGGTGGTAAGAAATTATCATATAAAGATTTAGTGAAAGAGGTGGAAACACATGGAGAAAAAACAAAATAAACCTCTAACACTTTGTTCTCTATTTGATGGTTCAGGAGGATTTTGTTTAGGAGCAAAACTTGTAGGTATAAAGCCTATTAGTTGTTCAGAAATTGAGCCTTTTCCAATTAGAGTAACAACTAGAAGAATGCCGGATGTAAAACATTTAGGAGATATATCTGGTATTAAAGGAAATGAAATAGAACCTGTGGACATTATCACTTTTGGCAGCCCATGCCAAGATATGTCTATAGCAGGTAAAAGAGCGGGGCTAAGTGGTTCTCGCTCTAATTTATTTTATGAGGCAATTAGAATTATTAAAGAAATGAGGGAGGAAACGCATGGAGAAAAACCAAGATATATCGTTTGGGAAAATGTGCCAGGTGCATTCTCCTCAAACAAAGGAGAGGACTTCTTTTCAGTCCTCAAAGAAATCTGTGGGATCAAAGGACATAAAATTGATGAGGCTAGACCTAAGAAATGGCAAAACGCAGGTCTTATCATGGCAGAAGATTTCTCACTCGCATGGAGGGTATTTGATGCTCAGTACTGGGGAGTTCCCCAAAGAAGAAGACGCATCTATCTTGTCTGCGATTTTAATGGAAGAAGTGCCGGAAAAATATTATTTGAGTCCGAGGGCATGCCTTGGCATCTTGAAAAGAGCAAAAGCCCGTGGCAAAGAACTGCCACAGGTTCTAAAGGTAGCATTAGAAGTTCAGTCACAAATCTATGCTTAAATGACCAAGGGGGTCAGAGGATGGATGTTCATAAAAATAAGAGTGGAACAATCACCGCAAGCGTAGGGAATCATCCACCATTGGTATTTGAAAATCATGGACAGGACTCTAGATTTAAAGGACCTCTTGCTGTGAGTAATACTATAGGAGCAAGCCTTGGAACTGGTGGAAACAACCAGCCTTTTGTAGTTGAGGATAGTACCAGAACCTTTGATGTCCGTATTACATCAGAAAACACCAAAAATCATAGAGCTAATGTTTATGAAACTGATGTGGCAAGAACCATTAACACGGGTCAAAACTCACCGGAAGCCAATCAAGGCGGACTTGCCATTGTCTACTGTGACAAAACAGCAGGTACACTTTGTGCGATGGATGGGCCAAAGGGTGTTCATAGTGAGATGGCAGGTCAAGGCAAACTCATCGTTGAAAAGGAAATCTATTCAACCAGCAAAAACTCCCATCATACTGAGGCGGTAGAAAATCTAGCTAATACTTTAGTTGCAAGTGACTATAAAGATCCACCTGTTGTAAATGACGTGGCGGGTCAAAGATATATTGTTAGAAGACTAACTCCAAAGGAATGCGGAAGACTTCAAGGTTTCCCAGATGGTTGGTGTGATGATTTAGAAACTATCAATCCCACAGAGGGAGAATTGATATTTTGGACTGAAGTCTTTGAAACCTATAGGAAAGTTGTGACGAAAGCTACTAAGCCTAGAAGTGAAAAACAGATAAGAAAGTGGCTTGCTAGTCCTCATACAGATTCAGCTGAATATAAGATGTGGGGAAATGGCGTGGCACTTCCTAATGTATGTTTTGTACTTGCAGGAATTAAGCACTTTTATTTTAAGTAATGCACAGATATAACTTGATAAATCTCTGATAGTACGGGAATATACACATACCAAAACTAAAGGAGGAAAAACAAGTGCAAGTAAAATTTAATGTTACAGGTAAAGAGAGAAAAGAGCTTGTCAAAGGGATTGAAAGAATCACAAATGAAAAATCCAAGTATTTAGGAATGCCAAGTACAGCTTATGAGGTTGGAATCTTTACAATTGATAAGACGGGAACGGTTTTATGTGAAGATGATTTCGCACTTGAAAGGTTAGTTCACAATCTTATCGGTGACGGCTTTGTACCTAAAGAAGAGATTAAAAGGGAGCCAGTGGCCACACAGGGGCTTACAGTGGCAATTCCAAGAGAGAAGGTGGATTTATCCAAGCTAGAGAAAATCTTTGAAAATAAGGGCGATTTAATCAAAAAGGCACTAGGAATTACAAGCCTTGAGATAGAGGAAGATGAAGAAAAAATAAGTTTTCCTTGGTTTGAAAATATCGATAACGAACATATAATGACATATACAAAATTTATTGCTGCACTTTGTAAGATGAGTATGGATGCCAAACGCATCAACGATTCTTCCAAAGAAGTAGTCAATGAAAAGTATGCCTTTAGATGTTTTCTTTTAAGACTAGGCTTTATCGGAGATGAATTTAAGAAAGATAGAAAAATACTTCTTGAAAAGCTTTCAGGATCATCAGCATTTAGAAATGGAGGTCATGAAGATGAGATTTCCAAATAAAGAGGTTGTTGAAGAATTAAGAAAAAAGTATCCAGTTGGAACTAGAGTAGAGCTTGTCTTTATGGAGGATATTCAGGCACCGCCTATTGGTACAGCAGGAACAGTAAGAGGTGTTGATGATATTGGCTCTATTATGGTTTCTTGGGATAACGGAAGTAGCCTAAGTGTAGCTTATGGTGAAGATTTCTGCAGGAGGGTTTCAGATGAACGATAAGATAAAGGAACAGATACTTGCTATTAGAAAAACAGGGATTACTAATATGTTTGATATAAGAGTAGTTCAAAGAATCGCTTATGAAATGGATTTTTATGAACTTGTAGATTTTCTTGAAACGGATAGAAAAGCCTATGTTGATTTCATTCTATACGGCAAATAAAACTACTATTATTATGAAAATAAAGCACATATTTCTTTAAAAATGACTTGATATATCCTTCAAATTACGGGAATATACACATACCAAAAACAAAGGAGAAACGCACATGACAAAGCAAGAAATTTTTAAGGAAGCGACAAAAAAACTAAATGATAAGAAAGCAGCATTTTATAAAAGAGAGCCTGAAAGAAAACTTTATGACGAAGGCAAGATTGGCTGGAACGAATACCTAAAAAGAGCCAAAGCAAGAGAAGAAAAAGAAAGAGAATTCTATAAAGGAAACGAAAACTTTGAACTCTACGATGCAGGTCTTATCACCTACGATGAATTCTTAGAATTGGAGGGGAAATAAGATGAGCAAAATGATAGATTTAGCTAACAAGTACAAGATACCAACACAGGCAACACCGGAAGATTTAGAAACTAGATGGGGTAGGGTCATAACCTTTGGAGATAGGGTGATTCTTGTAGGACACTACTATCACCCAGATGGTAATTGCTACTTTGCAGCAGTTCATGAATTTCTAGATGATGACCATTCATGTGAAGGTTTTATTGGACTAAGGGAAGTAAGCGAAGAACGATTCAAAGATGATGGTCACGCAATTGAGTGGGCATTAAAACAAAACTAACAATAAAAGATTTTCAGAGCCTAGGCTCTGTTTCTCGTAGTAGCAGCCAAAGGGCTGTATTTTTTATGTCTAAAAGGGGTGAGTTGATGGCAAAATACAAGACTACAAAATTTAAATTAAAAGATTCTATCTATAGCAGGGATCATGCAGATTATGCTGTAAATTTCATTGAATGCCTAAGCCACACCAAAGGCACCTGGGCTGGTAAGCCATTTAAGTTACTTCCTTGGCAAGAGCAAATCATAAGAGATTTATTTGGAGTGATTAAACCAAATGGATATAGGCAGTTTAATACAGCCTACATTGAAATCCCAAAGAAGATGGGAAAGAGTGAACTTGCAGCAGCTGTTGCCTTACTTCTTTGCTGTGGTGATAATGAAGAAAGAGCTGAGGTATATGGATGTGCTGCTGATAGACAGCAGGCAACTATAGTGTTTGATGTTGCAGCAGATATGGTAAGGATGTGTCCTGCACTTAACCGTAGAGTTAAGATACTGGCATCACAAAAAAGAATTATCTATAAGCCAACAAATTCTTTCTATCAAGTATTATCAGCGGAAGCCTACTCCAAGCATGGGTTTAACATTCATGGTGTAGTCTTTGATGAACTTCATACCCAGCCAAACAGAAAACTCTTTGATGTTATGACTAAAGGTTCAGGTGATGCTAGAACTCAGCCTTTATATTTTCTTATAACAACAGCAGGTACAGACACACATTCTATCTGCTATGAAACGCATCAAAAGGCTAAGGATATTTTAGAAGGAAGAAAAATAGATTCCACTTTTTATCCAGTGATTTATGGTGCTGATGAAGAAGATGACTGGACAGATCCAAAAGTATGGAAGAAAGCAAATCCATCTCTTGGGGTGACGGTTGGAATTGATAAAGTAAAGGCTGCCTGTGAATCAGCAAAGCAAAATCCGGGAGAAGAAAACTCCTTCAGACAATTAAGACTTAACCAATGGGTAAAACAAGCAATTAGATGGATGCCAATGGAAAAATGGGATGCTTGTTCCTTTGCAGTAGATGAAGATGAACTTGAAGGCAGAGTATGCTACGGAGGCCTTGACCTTTCATCTACAACGGATATTACAGCCTTTGTTTTAGTGTTTCCTCCAATAGATGAAGACGATAAAATTTGCATTATGCCTTTCTTTTGGCTACCTGAAGATACGCTGGGTTTAAGAGTAAAACGTGACCATGTACCTTATGATGTTTGGGAAAGACAAGGATACATTCAGACAACAGAAGGTAATGTTGTTCACTATGGATATATTGAAAAATTCATAGAAAAGCTAGGAGAAAGGTTCAACATTAGAGAAATTGCCTTCGATAGGTGGGGTGCTGTTCAGATGGTACAAAACCTAGAAAATATGGGCTTTACTGTAGTTCCTTTTGGACAAGGTTTTAAGGATATGAGTCCACCTACTAAGGAACTTATGAAATTAACACTGGAACAAAAGCTTGCTCACGGTGGAAATCCGGTTCTTAGATGGATGATGGATAATATTTTTATTAGAACCGATCCTGCTGGAAATATAAAAGCAGATAAGGAAAAGTCAACAGAAAAGATTGATGGAGCTATTGCTACTATCATGGGCCTTGATAGAGCAATTAGATGTGGAAATCAAAATACAGAAAGTGTATATGATGGCAGGGGTATTTTGTTCATTTAAAAAACAACATTAAAATACTTAATTCTTACATTTAAATCCCTATTTCTTACAAGTGGGTTGTACTCATATTCAACTTCGTTTAACCTATACAAACCAACTAAAACGGATTAAAGGAGGGAAATATAATGTTAGAAAAAGAGGTATTAGAACTTGTAGTTAAAAAAGTCATGGATAAGTTTGCAAGAGAAAATGATGGTTCAAAAGGATGGACAAAAGAAGATATTCAAAATGAGGTTCTTAACCTTGGAGGCACAATGACAGATGTTTACGAGGCCATGAAGATTGGACTAGATATTTGTCTTTTGAAAGAAACAGTAGAGCCGGTATATAGTTAAAAATTTATTATTAAGAGCATCTCTTAGGAGGTGTTTTTTTCATACAGAAAATTAGGAGGAAAGTAAATGGGAATACTAAGCGGTTTATTCAAGAGTAGAGATAAGCCTAGTAATAGAACAAATGGTAGTTCATATAGCTTTTTGATGGGTGGTTCATCATCTGGAAGAAGAGTAAACGAACGCTCAGCTATGCAGATGACTGCAGTATATAGCTGCGTAAGGATATTATCAGAGGCAGTAGCGAGTTTGCCACTTCATGTGTATGAAAGAATCGATACAGGAACAGAAAAAGCAATAAATCATCCTTTATATAAAGTTCTTCATGATGAACCAAATTCTGAAATGACAAGTTTTATTTTTAGAGAAACCATGATGACACATTTACTTCTTTGGGGTAATGCCTATGCTCAAATTATCAGAAATGGTAAGAGTGAAGTCTTAGGACTTTATCCGCTTATGCCAGACAGGATGAAGGTAGATAGAGATGATAAAGGTCAAATTTACTATGAATATTTTGTCAGTGATTCTGATGCAGGAACAGAAAAACAAGGAAGAGTGAAGTTAAATCAGTCAGATGTTCTTCATATTCCTGGACTTGGCTTTGATGGACTTGTTGGCTATTCACCAATTGCTATGGCTAAAAATGCCATAGGTATGGCAATCGCAACGGAAGAATATGGAGCTAAGTTCTTTGCTAATGGTGCAACTCCAAGTGGTATTTTGGAGTATCCGGGAACAGTAAAGGATCCTGAGGCTATGAGGGAAAGCTGGTCAAAAGGGTTCTCTGGTAGTAACAGTCATAAGATAGCGATTTTGGAAGAAGGAATGAAGTACACACCGATTTCAATATCTCCAAATGAAGCACAGTTTTTAGAAACAAGAAAATTTCAAATCAATGAGATAGCTCGAATCTTTAGAGTTCCACCACATATGGTAGGTGACCTTGAGAAGTCGAGCTTTTCTAATATTGAGCAGCAGTCGCTTGAGTTTGTGAAGTATACGCTTGATCCTTGGGTGGCAAGGTGGGAGCAGTCCATTGTAAGAAGGCTGTTTACTGAGGAGGAAAAGAAAAAGTACTATGTCAAATTCAATGTGGACGGACTCCTTCGTGGTGATTACCAATCAAGAATGAATGGCTATGCTATCGGCAGACAAAATGGATGGATGTCAGCGAACGATATTAGGGAATTAGAAAACCTAGACCGTATTCCAAGTGAAGATGGAGGTGACCTATATCTCATAAATGGAAATATGCTCCCGCTTAAAAGGGCAGGAGCATTTGCAGGTGAAGATGGAAAGGAGGAAGAACCGAATGAAGAAGTTTTGGAAGTGGAAGAATCAAGTAGTAAATCAAGGAGAAACAGAAACGACAGAACGCATCCTATTCCTTAATGGAACGATAGCTGAAGAATCGTGGTTTGACGATGATGTGACACCACAGCTTTTCAAAGAGGAGTTAAATCAGGGTAATGGAAACATTACTGTTTGGATTAACTCTCCAGGAGGTGACTGTATTGCAGCAGCCCAGATATATAACATGCTGATGGAATATAAAGGAGATGTCACAGTAAAGATTGATGGGATAGCAGCAAGTGCAGCATCGGTTATTGCAATGGCAGGCACAAAAGTGATGATGAGTCCGGTATCAATGCTTATGATCCATAATCCTATGACCATAGCTTTTGGAAATAAAGGAGAAATGGAAAAAGCAATCTCGATGCTAGATGAAGTAAAAGAGTCCATCATCAATGCTTATGAAATTAAGACAGGGTTGTCTAGAACGAAATTGTCACATTTAATGGATCAAGAAACTTGGATGGATGCTAATAAAGCTGTGGAGCTTGGATTTGCAGATGATATCTTAAAAAGAAGTGAAACTACAGACATAGAAGCACCACAAGTTTCCATGATGTATTCAAAGGCACAGGTTGTAAATTCACTGATGGAAAGAATAGCAGCTAAATGCAAAATAGAAAATAAAGAAACAGATAACACTCATGTAAAGGCGGATTCCTTAATGGAACGTCTTTTTTTAATGAAAAATTGGAGGTAGAAAATTATGAGTAAGATTTTAGAAATGATTGAAAAACGTAATAAGGCTTGGGAAGGTGCTAAGGCTTTTCTTGAAAGTAAGAGAGATAAAGACGGCCTTATTTCTGAAGAAGATGCTTTAAGCTATGATGAAATGGAAAAGAAAGTCCATAACTACAGTATGGAGATTGAGCGTCTTAAGAAGATTGAAGAGATGGATAAAGAATTATCTAGACCTACATCAAATGCAATTGTTACAAAGCCAATGAAAGTGGATGATAATCCGGAGAAAAAGGGAAGAGCATCCGATGAATACAGAAGGGATATGCTTAAGGCAATCAGAAGTAACTTTAAGCAGATTACAAACCTTTTGCAGGAAGGAGTGGACACTGATGGAGGATATCTTGTTCCGGAGGAATATGATAAGAGACTGATTGATGTATTAACGGAAAATAACATAATGAGAACCTTAGGAACTAAGATAACAACATCAGGTCTTCATAGAATTACAATAACAGCTACTAAGCCAGCCGCTCTTTGGGTTGAAGAAGGTGGTAAAATTCCATTTTCTGATTCTACTTTTGGTCAGATTACAATTGATGCATTTAAGCTTGCTGTTGGTGTTAAGGTTACAAATGAACTTCTTTATGACAGCATGTTCCCGCTTGAAAGCTATATTATCGAGCAATTTGGTAAGGCAATCGGTAATGCCGAGGAAGATGCATTTCTAAACGGAGACGGTAAGAAAAAGCCTCTTGGAATTTTCCATAAAGATGGTGGTGCAATCAGTGATGTAACAACAGCAGGAGTAGCTATTTCATCTGATGATATTATCAGTCTTGTGTATGCACTTGGAAGACCATATCGTCAAAAGGCTAAATTTATTATGAATGACCAGACCATTGCCATCATTAGAAAACTTAAAGATGGTAATGGAAACTATATGTGGCAGCCTTCCATTAAAGAAGGAGAGCCGGATAGACTGCTTGGTTATCCTATTTTTACATCAGCGTATGCACCTCTTGTAGAAGCGGGAAAACCTGCCATTGCATTCGGTGATTTTTCTTATTACAACATTGCAGACAGAGGAACAAGGTCTATGCAGGAACTTACGGAGCTTTATGCTGAAACAGATACAACAGGCTTTATTGCAAAGGAAAGAGTGGATGGAAAACTGATTCTTCCTGAGGCGGTTCATCTTTTAACTATTAAAGCAAAATAAAGGAGGGGGGTGCTAGTTATGGTTGTAAGTCTTGAAGAAATGAAAAACTATCTGAGGGTGGATACAAGTGAAGATGATAATCTGATTAGCACCCTTATAAAGTCTTCTGAAAAAATGTGTCTTTCTATAGCAAGAAAAGAGGAAGAAGAAATCATTTGTGAGAACTTTGAAGAATACAAGGTGGCAGTGCTATATGCTGCCGCCTATCTTTATGAACATAGGGAAGAGGCAGACCATCATGAGCTAACGATTACACTTAGATCCATGTTATTTGGAGTAAGAAAGGCGGAATTTTAATGAAAGTTTCACTATTAAATGAACGCATTACTATAGAAAAAAGCAAAATTGAAGTGGATAAAATAGGAAACCATAAAAATGTGTGGAGTAAATACTACTCTTGCCATGCAACTATCAGCAGTGAAAGTCCAAAGGAAGAAACAAGTAGTGGTGCTATATGGGATGAAAGCAAGATTGACTTTACCATTCGCTACAGTAAGGAAGTATCGGTCTTATCTTCCACCTGCTATAGAGTTATTTTTCATAATGATATTTATGAAATTGAAGGAATTGACCACATGAATTATAGGAAGAAAAGTCTAAAACTTCATTGTAAGAGGTGTGAGAGATGAGCAAGGTGAAAATTGATAGCCTTTCATCTGAAGTGATGAAGGAACTTGAAAAATATGCTGATGTTACAACGGAAAATGTGAAGAAGGCAGTTCAAAAAGCCGGAAAGACAGTGCGTGATGAAATCAGTGCGAATGCTCCAAGTGATACAGGAAAATATGGGAAAAGCTGGACTGTGAAAACTGTGAGAGAAACATCTAGCAGTTTAGAGCTTGTAGTTCATTCAAAAAACAAATATCAGCTTACCCACCTTCTCGAATTTGGTCATGCAAAGCGTGGTGGAGGAAGAGTATCTGCTAGACCACATATTGCAGCAGCTGAAGAAAAGGCTGTAAAGGTATTTGAAGAAGAGATAAAGGAGGCTATTTCCAATGGATAGGTTACTTGAAATTATAAAGCATATAGGACTTCCAAATGCTTATCATCACTTTGCTGAAGGGGAATCGCCAGAGCCGCCTTTTCTTATTTACATCTTGCCAGCGAGCGATAACTTTTCAGCAGACGGAAGAGTGTATTTTAAAGCAAATGAAGTTCATATTGAAATCTATACGGATTACAAAAGTCCGAAAACAGAAAAGAAAGTAGAAGCTGTGCTCGATGAGCATGGCATTTTTTATAACAAAACAGAGATCTTTATAGAGTCGGAAAAACTCTATGAAATCTTATATATTTTTGAAATGGAGGAAGAAAATCATGGGAAATAAAGTGAAATATAACCTTAAAAATGTTCATGCAGCAAAACTTAAAAAATCAAGCGAAGGGACATTTTCTTATGAAAATCCTAAAGCAATCCCAGGGGCGGTAAGTATCAGCCTTGAAGCTGAAGGAGAATCCAGTCCTTTTTATGCAGATGGTATTGTGTATTTTAGATCTACTGCCAACAATGGATATAGCGGTGACCTTGAGATTGCACTGATACCTGAATGGTTTAGAACGGAAATCCTAAAAGAAGAACTGGATAAAAACGGAGTACTTGTAGAAAAGGCAAATGTATCAGAAACAGAAAAGTTTGCACTCTTATTTGAATTTGACGGTGATATCAATGCAATTAGGCACGTCCTATATAATTGCTCCGCATCTCGTCCGTCCATTGAATCTGAAACAAAGGAAGATACTATAGAGCCTGGAACAGAAACACTATCACTTACAGCAGATCCAAGAGAGGATGGACTTGTAAAATCAAGAACTGGAGATACTACATCGGCTGATACCTATGCTAACTGGTATAAGAACGTTTATATTCCACAGGCTAATTCTGAAACACCAAAGCCATCGGGAAAATAAGGAGGGGAAATATGCTTGAGAAAACAGTAAAAGTAGGAGAGGTTGATGTAAAGTTTCGTTCATCTGCTACAATCCCTAGACTGTATAGAATTAAATTTAAAAGAGATATTTTCAAAGACCTCTCAAAGCTGGAGAAAACATTCAAGGCCAATGAAGGGTCTTTTGAAATTGATGACCTTGAGATATTTGAAAATGTAGCCTACATCATGGCTTACCATGCAGATAGAAGTATTCCAGGAAACATTGATGATTGGCTTGACCAGTTTGAAATGTTTTCTATTTATGAGGTTCTTCCTGAAATACTTGAACTTTGGGGAGCAAATATTCAGACAGAAGTTAAGTCTAAAAAAAACTTCCAAAAAGTAGTAGGGAAATGACAACAGCTCTATTTCTACTAAGATGCGTGGAAATAGGGATAAGCATTTCAGAACTTGATTTACTTACAATTGGTATGGTACTAGATATTTGGACTGAAAAATCAAATGACGGAGTGAAATATAGCAAGGTGGCAGGTCAAGCTGAGTTTGATAAATTTTGATTTATATAGTATAATTCATAAAAAGTAGAAGGGTAGCGTAATGAGCATATATTTAAAAAATCATCCTAAGAACAAACTTAACTCTGTACAAATGAAACCGATGAAACATTGTACAGAGTATAGCAAATAAATTACATTTAAGATTTCATCGGGAAATACAAAAAATTAGGTCATTTAGTTGGCTTTGTTTTTGTGCGCATTTCTCGATATATAAATAAAATGTAAAAGGCTATGGGCAATGTTTTGTCTGTAGCCTTTTGTTTTATAAATTATTAAGCAAAAGGCAGATACTATTTTGTATTTATGCCTTTTTTGTTGCATAAATACAGAAAATAAAATATTGAGAAGTGGAGAAATTTTAAATGAACGAAAGCAGAATAAAAATTTTGAAAGAAGAAAATATTGATAAGGCACTTTTTAAGTTAGGTATACCTATGGTTATCAGTTTGTTGGTAGCTGCCTTATACAATGTTGTGGACACCTATTTTGTGTCCGGACTTGGAAAAGAGGCAGTAGCTGCCGTTTCTGTTGCCTTTCCGATTCAACTTATTTTTTTAGGGATAGGATTAACATTTGGTGCCGGAGCAGGCTCTTATATATCAAGGCTACTTGGAGGAAATGATAAAAAAGAAGCAAGTATTGTAGCGACAGTTGCTCTACTAACAAGTGCAATTTTAGGGATAGTTACAGCTATTGCATTGTTTTGCTATTTAGATGGCGTTTTGAAATTTATGGGAGCCATACCATCTATTATTGAAATTTCCAAGTCGTATACAGGAATATTCATAGTAGGCGGTATTTTGGGAACGGTAAATGTAACACTTGGAAATTTAGCCGTTGCACAAGGAGCTGCTAAAATTTCCTTAAAGGCTATGATTGTAGGCTCTATATCAAATATGATTTTAGATCCGATATTTATATTCGGACTTAATTTAGGAGTGAGAGGTGCAGCGATTGCGACACTCATAGCCAGAGTTATAACCAGTCTAATGTATCTCATTTACTTTGTAGGAGATAAAAATTTAATTGAGATAAAGTTACCTAACTTTAAACCTACAGTTGCAATTTACAAGGATATATTAAAGATAGGTATATCCATGTTAATACTTCAAATTCTACAAACAATATCCATCAGCAAAATATCTTATGCAGCGTCCTTTTATGGAGAAGAAGCAATAGCTGCAATGGGTATTGTTCTTAGAATTGTAACATTAGGAACAAATGTTGTATTTGGATATATGAAAGGATTACAACCATTAGCTGGATTTAATTATGGAGCTAAGAATTATGAAAGAGTGAGAGAAGCTATAAAGGCAAGTGTTAAATGGACAAATGTATTTTGTGTAGTGTGGACTGTGATAGTTTATATATTTGCCCCAAGTATATTATCTATATTTGGGACTGATGAAAATGTATTAAATATAGCAGTGCCGGCATTACGAGCAGCTGTAATTATGTTTATAACATTTGGATTTCAGTTTACTTACTCTACCTTGTATTTGTCTACAGGAAAGGCATTAGGGGGAGTATTTCTAAATTCATTGCGACAAGGAATTGTGTTTATCCCTATCATTTTATTGTTGCCTAAACTTATGGGATTAAATGGTGTTATATATGCTCAAACAATTTCAGATTTAATAACAACAATCATCACAATTCCTTTTGCTATTAGTGTGAATAAGAGTTTAAAAAATTTTATAATCTAAAATCATAAAATATTTAAAATAAGGCATCTACAAAAGGTAGGTGTCTTTTTTATACCTATTTTTAGGAAAGGAGGGGTTAAGGTGGCCAATAGAATAAAAGGTATTACTGTTGAGATTGGTGGAGATACTACTGGTCTTGATAAAGCCTTAAAAGGTGTAAACTCTACAATTAAATCAACGCAGTCACAACTTCGTGATGTGAACAGGCTATTAAAACTTGATCCTTCCAATGCAAAGTTGCTTGCTCAAAAACAGCAGTTACTTCAAAAGGAAATCTCTGAAACTAGTGAAAAGTTGAATGCCTTAAAAGAGGCAGATAAGCAGGCAAAAGTACAGCTTGAAAATGGAGAGCTTGGACAAGATAAGTATGATGCCCTTCAAAGAGAAATCATCGAAACAGAAAATAATCTAAAGTCCCTTCAGGAAGAAGCAAAGAAAGTACCATCTGCATTATCTGTTTCTATGAAAGAGGCAGGGGATAAGATTAAGGAAGTTGGAGATAAGACTACTGAAGTTGGCAAAGGTCTATCCACACATATAACAGCACCTATCGTAGCGATGGGTGCTGCTTCTTTAAAGGCATTTAATGATGTTGATGCTGGTATGGATATAATTGTCCAAAAAACAGGTGCGTCAGGTAAAGCCTTAAATGAAATGCAAGATAGCATGAAAAATCTTGCGACTTCAATTCCTACAGACTTTGAAACAGCAGGTGCTGCTATTGGTGAGGTGAATACTAGATTTGGTCTTACTGGTAAAAAGCTAGAAGAACTTTCTGGTAAATTTATAAAATTTGCTCAGCTTAATAATACAGATGTATCTACTGCTATTGATAATACGCAGAAGGTCATATCTGCCTTTGGTCTTAAAGCAAGTGATGCAGGAGCCTTACTTGATACCATGAATGCGGTTGGTCAAAGAACCGGTATCAGTATGGATACTCTTGCGAGGAGCATGGTGACCAATTCTGCAGCACTTCAGCAACTTGGTTTTTCTGCAAGTGATGCAGCAAACTTCCTCGGAAATGTTGAAATGTCTGGAGCTGATACATCACAGGTTATGACAGGACTTACAAAGGCACTTGCTAATGCTACAGCAAATGGAAAGCCTATGAAAGAGGCACTAAAAGAAATCCAAGACAGCATGGTGAATGCTAGTAGTGAAACGGAAGGACTACAAGCGGCTTATGAACTCTTTGGTAAAAGAGCAGGTGGTGCAATTTATCAAGCTTGTAAAAACGGCTCCTTATCATTTGAAGAATTAGGTACATCCTTAAAAGATAATATTGGAAATGTAGATAGCACATTTAATGAAACCTTAGATCCAATCGATAAGTTTCAGACCTCTCTTAATAGCTTAAAGATAGTAGGTGCTGATGTCGGCAACTCTCTTATGAGCGTTCTTGCACCGATGCTTACCAAATTTTCTGAGATGATGAAATCATTAAACGAAAAGTGGAATAGTCTATCTCCTGGTATGCAAGATGCCATTGTAAAAATTGCTCTTATTGCAGCAACAGTTGGACCTGTTTTAGTTGTCATCGGAAAAGTCATCACAGCAGTTGGAACTATTACATCTGCACTTGGCGGACTCATTGGACTACTTGGAGGAACAGCCACCGCAACTACAGCAGTGGGCGTTGCAGGAGGTGCAAGTGCAGCAGGAACAGCAGCCGCAGGTACTGCCGCAGGTGGAGCAGCAGTGGGCTTTGGTGCTCTTAATGTTTCGCTACTTCCAATTATAGGAATTATTGCAGCTATCATAGCAGCGGTAGTGGCCATCATTGCCATTATTAAAAACTGGGGCGCTATTACAGAATGGTTCAAAGGCTTATGGGAAACAGTATCTACTGCAATCATGAGTATTTGGCAGAATATATCAAACTTTTTTAAAGGAATATGGGAAGGTCTAGTTAGTATCTTCACTACAGTTTGGGAAACCATAAAAAATATACTTACTGTAGCACTGATGTTTATTGTGGAGCTTATTAAAGGCTACTTTGAACTTATCACACTTCCCTTTAGATTTATTTGGGAAAACTGTAAAGAAACTGTTATGGCTGCATGGGAGTCAATAAAGACTGTTGTAATGACGGTCTTAAATACGATTAGTTCCTTTATTTCTACTGTCATGAATGCCATAAAAACAGTCATTACAACTGTATGGAATGCAATTAGTACTACGATTTCTACTGTACTTGATGCTATAAAAACTGTGATTACTACAATCTTTAATGCAGTAAAAACGGTTGTGACAAATGTATGGAACGGAATCAAAAGTGTAATTGGATCTGTGGTGGACGGTATAAAGTCAAAGGTATCATCGGTATTTAATGCTGTATCAAGTACAGTAAGCTCTATATTTAATGGAATCAAAAATACAGCCGTTTCCATTTGGAATGGTATAAAGAGTGCCATTGTTACACCAATCGAAGGGGCAAAGAATAAGGTGAAAAATGTGGTAGATGCGATTAAAGGTTTCTTTGCTGGTATCAGCTTAAAATTACCACATATCAAACTGCCACATTTTAGTATTCGAGGGCATTTCTCTTTAGCACCACCATCTGTACCACATCTATCTATTGATTGGTATAAAAAGGCGATGAATAAACCAATGCTCTTAAATGGAGCAACTATCTTTGGAAGTAAAGGTGGACATCTTCTTGGAGGCGGAGAGGCAGGACCGGAAGTAATCATGGGACTTGATACTCTTCAGAACATGACAGCTGGAGCAAATGGAGAACTTCTTAGTGTAATGACAAGAGTTCTTGCCATTATGGATAGATACTTCCCACAGTTTGCAGAAACAAGCATCGTTCTTGATTCTGGAGAGCTTGTTGGAGAAATTGCACCACAGATGGATATGGCACTAGGGAAATTACAAAATAGAAAGGCAAGGGGATGGTAAGAATGTACGGAATGAAAATAGGAGAGTTTCATAGTTATAAAGACTTTGGACTTGTGCCGACAAGTAAGCCGGTTGTTAACTTACCATCACCAAAGCTAGAGTATCTTGATATACCGGGAAGACATGGTGAGATTGATATAACGGAAAGTCTTGCAGGTGAAGTGCTCTATGAGATGAGAACAGGCTCCTTTGAGTTTATTGTTTCAGATATGGAAAAGTGGCAGGAGGTCTATAGAAAACTTCTAAGCACAGTTCATGGTAAAAAGACAAAGCTAGTACTTGATACAGAAAAAGACTATGTATATTTAGGAAGAATATGGGTGAGTGAATTTAAGTCAGATAAAAATTATTCTCTGATTACTTTAGATTATAAGCTTGAGCCATATAAGTATAGGCTAGAAGATTTGAAAAATGGTGAGTTTACTCATAAAGTTAATGGGATTGTTATTACAAGTAGTAAAACTATAACATTACCCTATGATTCAGATATGACCATAGTTCCTGAATTTCATAATAAAACAGAAAATGTTCTAAGCTTAAATTTTCAAGGAAAGAATTTTACTTTGCCTAAAGGCATGAGCAGGTTTCCCGAAGTTAGAGGAAGAAAGAACTTAGTGCTTACCTTCACAGGTAGTAGCACACTAGATATTTCATATAAGAGGGGGTGGCTATAAGTGTATAAAATTGTGATGGATGGGAATACCATCTATTATCCTGGCGATGAGAAGGCAGTTTTAATTAGTTCTACACTGAATTTGGAACTAAATACTGCTGGAACTCTTAGCTTTATATGTCCGCCTGAAAATCCATACTATGAAAAAATCTACAACAGAAAATCCATTGTCAGCGTATACCGAGATGAAAGAGAAATCTTTATAGGAGAAGTAAGAGAACAGACAAAAGACCTACGAGGAAATAAGAAAGTCCAGTGCGTAGGTCTTTTATCATATCTAGCTGATAGCATCCAGCCTCAGAGGGAATACCACGACCAAACGCCATACCAGCTACTATCAAAGTTCCTAGAGATTCATAATGAAAAAGTGGATGAAAGAAAAAGAATAAAGCTTGGAAGAGTGACCATTACCGATCCAAATGACTCTTTATATCGCTACACCAATTATGAAACCACACTAGAAGTAATTATGACAAAGATGGTAGAAAAACTTGGTGGATATTTGAAACTAAGAAGAGAAGGTAGTCATTTAATTCTTGATTATTTAAGGCTTGAAGAAATGGGAAAAGACACAGGTCAGAACATAGAGTTTGGACTTAACCTTCTTGATTATACAGAAGACTTATCTGCAGAAGATGTGTCAACAGCCATCATTCCACTTGGTAAGGAAATAGAAGGTGATGTGAATGCTGTTCTAAAACAATATACAGATATTACATCGGTAAATGATGGTAAGAACTATCTTGTTTCTAAAGAGGCACTAGCAGAATTTGGCTGGGTTTGTAAGGTGGTACGATGGGATGATGTGACCGTGCCTGCAAATCTTATACGAAAAGGAACAGAGTGGCTTAAGGATAATCAGTTTGAAATGGTAGAACTTAATCTTTCAGCTGTTGACTTGTCTGAGTTTGGAATCTTTACAGAAACCATTGAATGCGGGGATAGGGTAAGGTGCAGAGCCTATCCATTTGGAATGGATAGAATCTTTCCCGTTATGAAACAGACCATACCACTGCAAAAGCCTGGTGAAATTAAGGTGGTGCTTGGAAGTAATCAGAGTAAAGGCTATATCCAAAGTTCTCAAGATGCAGTAAGGCAGATAAAAGAAGAAGGCCTTGTTACAAGAAAAATTGATAATGAGAGAGTCCAAAGTGCCATTGATAACCTTAAGGCTCAGATGAATACAGGTACCGGTGGATATAAGCTAACAGAATATGATTCCTCTGGTAGATGGCTTAGAGACTTATATATGGATACACCAGATAAGGACACAGCTACAAAGGTTCTTCAGATAAATATGAACGGTATTGGTGGAAGTCGTAATGGATATAAGGGTCCATATGCTGTTGGTATGACACTTGATGGAATGATCTATGGCGAAAGAATTATGAGCCATTCTATTGATGCTGAAAAACTATCAGTTTCCTATACCTCTCAAGTGGAAAGGCAGATTCTTGATTCAAAGAAAGAGGCCATATCTGATACAGACAAGAAGTTAAAAAACTATTATACCATCAGTGAAGTGAATACCAGACTTTCTGCTACGGATAAAAAGATTGAGGCAAGTGTAGAAACAATTAATCAAAAGCTTGAGCAGAAGAATGGTAATTACTACGGCACCTATGTTCCTAATTATTCAAGAGCACCAACCAATAGCTGGAATAGTGATAGATTAAGGCTTACCCATGTTGGTGATTTTTTCTATGATACAACAACGGGATATGCTTATAGATATATTATGAAAAAGCAAGGACTAGAGCTTAAATTCAATGCAAGCTCTAGGACAGAAAGTGAACGATATGACTGGGTGGAAATCTTCTATGAGCTTGATGGCAAGACATATGCACTTCCAAGATGTGGTGGAACAAGTATAGCGGGTCAAACGGTATTTATTCCATCAGATAAGTTTTGGCTTTACTGGAGAAGTGATGGTTCTGGTCATGATTATTATGGTTTTAAGATTGATTCTATAAAGAAAGCGAGTTCATCACAGGAAGTGATAGGCAGTGAATCAAAACTACCAACCGATGCAGGTGATGCGGTCTTACTTTCAGGTTCGTCTTATCCAGAGTCAGAACATTCCCCATACAAAGACGGAACTAGAAAACTATGGAAATACTCATCAACTGAGAGCATCAGTTCTTCTCTATCTTTTGACTGGATAAGAGTTGTGGACAAGGATATAAGTGCAGCTAAGGAAAAGGCAGAAACAGCAATATCAAAAATATCTGTTGTGGAAGGCTCTATCTCATCAATGGTGAAAAAAGGTGAGTTTGGTACTTTTATGAGACAAAACTATAACAGTTTTTTACTTGGTTTTAATGGTGCTAGTAGATATGTACAGATTACTGCAGGAGAGATTGGGCTATATAACGGTTCGATTGATAGCAGTAATAAAAGAGCAGTCTTTGATGAAAATGGAAATCACTTCTATCGTGATGGGAAATACATCGGAAAGATTGGTACAAATGTATGGAGTGGTAACAGCTCCCATAAAGGCCTAGTTTTTGACCTTGATAGCGAAGGAAAATATATGGCATTTTCTCAAGAAGAATCTGCTAATGCTGGAAGTTACACTACAATGCTTTGTTTTTCAAGATCAAACAGTATTTATAGCCAGTATGGTATTCATCTTGGATGTAACCTATATGCACATGGATTTAAGATTGTAGATCCACAGTGGGAAACAGGATTTGGAGTGAATGCCACAATTAACTTTGTACAGATACTTGGTATGAATTCAGATGGTACTGTATCTAGATGGGGTTCAAGCGGACGTATGGTTTTTAAAGATGGTGTATTAATGGATTTAAATTATTATGGTTAGGAGGATGTAAAATGGCAGAACTAATTATTAACACAAATGAAGTAGTCATCAATGAAGGGACACTTAAAAAAGATGTAGTAAAAAAGCAAGAAGCTAAGGATGATAAAAATACCTTGCTTCTTGAAGAAATCAATCACAAATTGGACTTACTACTTAAAGACAAGGAGGAATCTCATGGAGAAGCCAACCATTAATTATGCCCTTGCCTACCAGAAGTTTCGAGGGGAGTTAAGTTCTAGTATCGCAAACTTACAACAAAAAATACCCATTCCAACTTATATGGTTGAGGGGATATTATCTGGCATACTTGTTGATGTAAGATCTGCAGTAATCACAGAAAATTCTCTTGAAGTGGAGGCTTTTAGAGAAAGCATTGATAAATATTATGAAGATAGAGAAAAAGAACTTAATGATGAAATCTTAAAACTAAAGGCAAAAGATGAAGAAAAAGCATAGGAGGATAATCCAATGCATAGAGGAACAACACCAACAAACATATTTAGGACAGATGTGGATTTAACTAATGCATCTGTCCTTTTTATTACCTATAAGCAAAATGGCAAGGTCGTATTAGAGAAGAGTATTGATGAAGTAAAAATACAAAAGAATATTGTATCTGTTCATCTATCTCAAAAGGACACGCTACTTTTTACAGAAGGAATTGTGACAATCCAAATAAGAGCAAAGTTTTCTGATGGAAGTGCAATAGCATCCGCTTTAATACGAACCAGCACATATGAAATTTTAAAGGATGGTGAAATTTAATGTCAGAAATTACGACAAGCTTTAAAAGAGATGCACCGATGGATGCATCATTTGAAACAATTATTAGAGTATCAGACACACCAGCTTCTGATTATAACAACTTAATCAATCAGCCAAAAATAAATGAAGTGAAGCTGATTGGCAATAGAAGCCTAGAAGAACTAGGGTTAAACACAATATCAAATATTGAACTGGAAGAATTACTTAAATAACAGGAGGAAGAAAAATGCAGGCAAAATATTTAGATAACAATGGACTTTTATATGTTTGGAAGAAACTAAAGGACACCTTTGTCAAAAAGGGTGAAATTGATGAGGTGAAAAATTCAATTCCAAAGAATGTGACAGAGCTTTTGGATGCTGAAAACTATGCGCTGAAATCTGCTATTCCAACCAAGGTAGAGAGCCTTACAGATGCAGGTGATTATGCTAAGAAATCAGAAATCCCTCATAGCGTTGAAGGGATGGAAGGTATAGATGCATATGCTAAAGTAACGGCGATTCCGAAAAAAGTAGCACAGCTTGATGATTATGCAGACTATGTGAAAAAGACAGAACTTACTGAAGAAGTGAAAGGGCTTATTGGTAATGTGAAATCTATCGAATTTTCTGTGGTAGAGGAACTTCCAACTAGCGGTGATAAGGCAATTATCTATCTTGTTTCTAATAATAAGGGAGATAACGATGCTTATGATGAATTCATCTGGGTGAATGAGAAGTTTGAAAAGATTGGTACTACATCAGTCGATCTTAGTGGTTACCTAAAGGCTACAGATATTACAAGCATCACCAATGAAGAGATAGACACACTTTTTGTCTAGGTGATGCTTATGGCTAAGAAGTTTTTAACTAAAGAAGGTTTAGACAGGTTCTTTGCCAAGCTAAAAGGAAAATTTGCACCAATTGATAGCCCTGCCTTTAAAGGAAATCCGACAGTAGAAACACCAGACTATGAACCAAATTCTAAAGGAAAAGAAGTAATTAACAGAGAGTATTTTGCAAGAGCAAACCGCTCTATATTTGAGGAGTTTGAACTGAAGATAACACCGGTTGTTCTAATTTTCTCTATAAAGCCGAATGAGTGGAAATTAGAAGATGGGATCTACTACTATGACAAAATAAAGGAGCACCTTCAACTACAAGAGATAGAAGATCATATCAGTATTGCATCTTTTATTAAGATTGATGATGAAAAAGGGAGTGATGTCATCCGTGAGTTGGGGCTTGTTTTTAGGTTGGAAATTGATGAAAAAATGCGAATTCGTTTTTATGGCGATAAGCCTGAAATGGAAATACCCGTTATTGTCACGGCAATTAGGGCAGTTGATTTAAGTATGATATTAGGAGGAATGTAGTATGAAAGAATTATGGAATATGTGCCAGCTTGCCTTTACGGCAGTTGGCGGATGGCTTGGATATTTTTTAGGCGGGTGTGATGGACTTATCATCGCACTCGTTTTATTTGTAGTCATTGATTACATCACAGGGGTGATGTGTGCTGTGGTAGATAGGAAGTTATCCAGTGCAGTAGGATTTAAAGGCATCTTTAGAAAGGTGCTTATTTTTATGCTTGTTGGTATTGCCAACATCATTGATGTGCAGGTGATTAAGTCTGGAAGTGTACTAAGAACCGCAGTGGTTTTCTTTTACCTTTCAAATGAGGGTCTATCACTTATTGAAAACTCTGTTCATCTAGGACTACCTGTTCCTGAAAAGCTAAAGGCAGTATTAAAGCAGCTAAACGATAAGGAGGAAAGTCATGAGTAACAGTTCATTAGTTAGTATAGTAAATTACAGTCCAAACCATAGTGGACGAAGAAATCAGCCCATTACAAAAATTGCTATTCACCATACAGCTGGCGCTGTGAGTGCAGCAACTATCGGTCAAATTTTTAAGCCAACTTCAAGACAGGCATCGTGTAATTATGGAATCGGAAATGATAACAAAATCGTTTTATGTGTAGATGAGAGTAACCGCTCTTGGTGTACATCATCTTCTTGGTGTGATAACAGAGCCATCACTATTGAAGTAGCCAATTCAAGTAACGGAGGCAATTGGCCTGTAAGCGATAGAGTGCTTGCTACCTTGATTGATTTAGTTACGGATATTTGCAGAAGAAATGGCATCAAGAATTGTACCTATACAGGTGGAAAAGACGGCGTATTACAAAAACATGAGTGGTATGCCAATACCAACTGTCCAGGACCTTATCTTGGTAGCAAATTTACCTACATTGCAAGTGAGGTCAACAAAAGACTACATGGTGGAAGTACAAGTCCATCTGTGACACAAAGCTCATCTTTATATAGGGTGAGAAAGTCATGGTCTGATGCAAAGAGTCAAAAGGGTGCATTTAGAAACTTTGAAAATGCTAAAAAGTGTGCCAATGCAAATTCAGGATATTCTGTCTATGATGCAAATGGTAGATCTGTTTACCCTGTAACAAGCTCGCAATCAAAGAGCATTGATACCTTAGCAAGGGAGGTAATTGCTGGCAACTGGGGTAATGGACAGGACAGAGTAAACCGTCTGACATCCGCAGGATATAACTATGATGCTGTTCAAGACAGAGTAAATGAGATCTTATCTGGAAATGCAAGTAAACCTGCTGGAAAATCCATTGACACCTTAGCTCGTGAAGTTATTAGAGGTGACTGGGGTAATGGTCAAGATAGAAAGAACAGACTTGAAAGAGCTGGATATGACTATACTGCAGTACAAAGACGAGTGAATGAACTTTTATAAGTAGTAAATTGAGCCTGGAGGCTATTCCTTAATTGGAATAATCTTCAGGCTTTTTTTTATTTGGGTTTACTATCCTCTCTTTTCTTTTGCCTGTGATTTGTAGGGAGAAGATTTTACATTAAGTCGGACAAATCGTTTTGAAACTCCCTTAGCCAGTGAGAAGGGAGTAGACCGATGAAATTAGAAGAAAAAGAAAAGATAAAGATTTTAAGAGAAAAGGGACTTGGATATACAGCGATAGCAAAAGAGATAAATATTTCTGTAAATACCATCAAAAGTTACTGTAAGCGTCATGGCCTTGGTGGAACTAAAACTTGTGATGAGGATACATCTCTCTGTGAGTATTGCGACAAACCTGTCATACAAAAACCGGGGAGAAAAAAGAAAAGATTTTGTTCAGATAAATGCAGAAATAACTGGTGGAATAAAAATAGAGAGTTAGTAAGTAAGAAAGCCAACTATGAATGTACCTGTGTTAGCTGCGGTAAGATTTTTATCTCTTATGGAAATAAGAATCGTAAGTATTGTAGCCATAGCTGCTATATCTATGACAGGTTTGGAGGTGAGCAAAATGCAGATAATTAAAGGTGCTCAAATCTCCATAGAAACAGAGGCTAGATCTTTCACAGAAGAAAAAATGCAAAAGGACTTTGAATATGAAGTGGCACAAATGCTGACAAAGAGGCTAGTAGATAATGGATTAATTTCAGAAGATGAAGCGGTGCAGATTAGCGAGCTTAATAAGCTCAATTTTGAGCCGTTTTATGAGGAAATACTGGATTAATAACTTGATAAATAATGTCTTTAGAGTGATATATAGTACTGACCAAAAAGGAGGTGAGACGATGGCAAAGATAACAAAAATAGAGAAAAGACAGCAAAATAACAGAGTTAAGAAAATGCGAGTAGCAGCCTATGCTAGAGTTTCAACAGAAAGTGCAGAACAACTCCTTAGTCTTGAAGTTCAAAAAGAACACTATGAAAATTACATAAAGGCAAATTCTTACTGGGAATACGCAGGGCTATATTTTGATGAAGGTATCAGTGGAACAAAAATAGAAAAAAGGGAGAGCCTGCTGAAATTACTTGATGATTGTGAAAAAGGAAAAATTGATAGGGTTATCACAAAATCTATCAGTAGATTTGCAAGAAATACAGTGGACTGCCTTGAAATGGTAAGAAAACTTACAGGACTTGGAGTAGCCATCTATTTTGAAAAGGAAAATATAGATACTGAGCATATGAGCTCAGAACTTATGCTTTCAATTCTAAGTTCTATTGCAGAAAGCGAATCAAGATCTATTTCGGAAAATAGCAAATGGTCGTTAAAAAGAAGGTTTGAAAATGGGACTTATGTTATTTCCTATCCACCCTACGGCTATGAAAATGTTGATGGAAAGATGGTTGTTGTTCCAAGTGAAGCTGAGATTGTGAAGGAAATTTTTAGAATGGCAATATCAGGATTGGGATCATATCTAATAGCGAATGAACTAAACAAAAGAGGCATAGCTACAAAGAAAAACATTAAATGGCACTCTTCAACAGTTCAAGCTATTTTAAAGAATGAAAAATATACAGGAGATGTTATCTTTCAAAAAACCTATACAGACGAGAATTTTAACAGACATCAAAATCGTGGAGAAAAGGTCAGATATATGATGAAAAATCACCACGAACCTATTATTAGCCATGAGGATTTTGAACTGGTAAAAACTGTAGTAGGTCAGAGAAGAAAAGAAAAAAATATAGATGGTTCAGATAACAAATATCAAAAAAGATACGCTCTTTCCGGAAAGGTATATTGCGGTGAATGTGGTTCAAAAGTAAAAAGGTGCATGAGATATGCACAAAGTGGAGACTATGCTGCTTGGACCTGCGTTAGGCATATTGAAGATAAGAAAAGCTGCAACATGAAGTATATAAGAGAAGAACATATCAAAGCAGCATATGTTCAAATGATGAATAAGCTTATAGCAGGCAAAAATACTATGCTGAAGCCTTTTGTAGACACTTTGCGAGGTGGCAATAACAAGGATCGGCTAAGGCATATTTTAGAACTTGATAAAAAAATAGAAAAGCTGAATGAACAAGCTCAGGTACTAACAAAGCTATTAAGTAGTGGTTATATAGAGCTAGATGTATTTTATGCAGAAAACAATAATATTTCCCTGGAGCTTGATGACCTTGAAAAGGAAAAAGCAAGTGTTTCATCAATCGTTAGTGGAGATCTAAATCATCTAAATGAAGCTCAAAAACTACTAAGATTTATAAACAAAAGTGATTGTATCAAAGATTTTATTGATGATACTTTTTCGGAATTTGTTGAGAAGATCACGATAGAAGATAGACTTAAATTCACCTTTCATCTGAAGTGCGGCTTAAATTTAACAGAGGAGGTGGTAGTAAAGTGACACACATACCATATGGATACCGAGTAGAGAATGCAAAAGGTGTTATCTATATACCAGAGGCTGAGAAGGTGATTGCTCTATATAAAAAATATCTTGAATGTAACTCAATGAGGGCATCAGCAAAAGCTGTAGGAATAGATAAAACACATAGTTCCATTGGAAAGATATTAAGAAATACGGTATATCTTGGAACAGAATTTTATCCAGAATTGATAGATGAAGATCTATTTAATAAGGTTCAAGAAGCTAGAAAAAATAATACGATTCAAAGGAACAGAATCAAAGAAATTAGTCCTTCAGAAGCGTTTGTGCCTGTTAGAGAATTTAAGTGCTGCAGAGCAGAGCTGAAATTTGATGATCCATATAAGCAGGCAGAATATGTATATAGTTTGATTAGGGAGGGATAGAGTTGAATGAGAATGTAATGCTTATTCCCGCTAGGAAAAGACCGGGAAATTCGATAAGTAATCAAAAAGAAAAACCTAAGTTAAAGGTAGTAGCTTATTGTAGAGTTAGTACTGATAGCGAGGAGCAAGCTGGAAGTTATGAAATGCAGGTGAAGCACTACACGGACTATATTTCTAGAAATAGTGATTGGGAATTTGTGGGAATTTATGCGGATGATGGTATATCGGGCACAAATACCAAAAAACGTGAAGGCTTTAATGAGATGATTAATGACTGCATGGCCGGTAAGGTGGATATGGTCATAACTAAATCCATCAGTAGATTTGCAAGAAATACCATAGACTGCCTGAAGTATGTAAGGCAGCTAAAAGACAGCAACATACCTATCATATTTGAGAAAGAAAATATAAATACTATGGAAGCAAGCGGTGAACTTCTTCTTACCATTATGGCATCACTTGCTCAGCAAGAATCAGCTTCATTATCTCAGAATGTTAAGATGGGTATACAGTTTAGGTATCAAGAGGGAAAAGTACAGATTAACACAAACTGGTTTTTAGGCTATACCAAAGATGCAGATGGCAATCTGATTATCGATGAGGAAGAGGCTAAGGTTGTAAAAAGAATCTATCGTGAGTATCTAACTGGATCAAGTCTAAGAGAAATTGCGACAGGACTCCAGAGGGATAAAATAAAAAATGGAGCAGGACATCTTAAGTGGCATGTTTCTAACATAAAAGGAATTCTAGAGAATGAAAAGTACATTGGTGACGCACTACTTCAAAAGACAATTACAACAGATTTTATCAATAAAGTTCGTATAAAAAATGATGGAACAGAGCCTCAATATTATGTAAAAGATAACCATGAAGCCATTATTCCAAGAGATATATTCATACAGGTGCAGGAAGAAATGCTAAGGCGCGCTAATATGTTTAGTGGAGAAGGGAAAAAGAAAAAGCGAGTCTATTCAAGTAAATATGCGCTTTCTAGTCTTTGTATTTGCTCGAAATGCGGAGATATTTATAGGCGAGTTGCTTGGAATAATCGTGGAGAGCGTTTGGTGGTATGGAGATGCTGTACAAGGGTTGAGCATGGGCCAAAAAGCTGTGATGCAGCTACTATACCAGAGGAAGAACTACAAAAAGCAGTTGTAAAAGCCATGAATGAGGTTTTGAAAACTTCTGATGATACTGAAAAAATTCTAATAAAGAATATTGAAAAAGTAGTTGCTGGAAGTAACGATGAAGAAATAGAAGCCATCAATAGAGTAATTGCGGTAAAACAAAAGGAACTCCTTGCACAGGTAAGAGCTAAGAAAGACTATACGGACATTGCTAATGAAGTTGATACCCTAAAGGGTGAAAAACATAAGATGCTTGTTCAAAAGGCTCTTGATGAAGATGCCAAAAGACGCATCAAGGATATGGAGAAATTTCTCAAAATTCAAAGCAGAGAGATAACAGAATATGATGAAGAACTTGTTAGAAAATACATCAAGCAAATAAAAATATATGATGATAAATTTGAAATAACCTTTAAATCTGGAATAGAAATAAATATTGAAAGAATAAGGATTGATTAA